TTTATTACATTTTGTTTAATTATAACATTTGGTTCTTCATTAAATTCTATAGTATCTGTTAATTCACTATTAATGTTTGGCATTTGTTCATCATTATCTTCCATATCTGTCAACAAATTATCATTAATAATATAATTAGATGCACCTTCAGATTGAAAAACCTTAATCTGTAATGGAACCCATTCACAAATGACTTGTTGTTTTAAAAATCGTAATCCTTGTAGTTTTAATACACATAATATTTTAGAATCCATTTTGATATCATGATAATTTATTGTATTATTGTTTGAATTATATATATTACAACTAATATCACCTTTAATAACTGGTATTTTAATTTTTAGTGATGGTGGTTTATTTGCTTTTCCATTTTTAACTGGTGATTTATAAAATTCTTCAACAATATCCAATGGAAATTCTTTACTAAACCATTTACTACTATTTGTATGAATCTTGGTAATATTATATTCATCCATATTTGTGATAAATTCATAAAATGGCCAGTGTGTTTTATCAAAATCAAGTTCAGTATAACATCGTGTATCATTTTTAATAATACCTTTATTGCTATGTAGTCTAGGAGATTGAATATAAATTGGATTGTTATTGTACAATGGAATAGACATATAACTTCCACCCTTTACCTTTTCGGGATCATTGTATATAATTTTATTTAAATCTATAGTTTTATAATCTAATATTTCAATAGATGACATTTATAAATAAAATACTGTTTTTTTTAATATTTAAAGAACGCAATTAATATATTATAAGTTCTTTAATTGTATACTTGTAATAATATTTATCATTTTTATACCATAATTTATTAAGACTTAAATATAGTTTACATTCCATATTTTTTTCTATATCATAAATTGTCATATGTTTATTTTTTAAATCTTTAATGGTTGTTAATATTTGTTTATTTTTTTCTAAAAATTTAGTGTATATTATACTATTTCTATCTGTATATCGTAATTGTGAATTTAGACATGTCTTTTTAATATCTAATAATTCTATAAATTTATTTTCCAACTGTTCTATAAAATATTCAAATAATTTTAAGTTATTTGTTTCTCCATCTATTTCACAATTCAAAAAATAATTATTGAATTTAGTATCTACCCCAAATGGAATCAATAATTTTGGAGTCCAAAAATGTAATGGCATATTGTTATATTTTATATCATATGAATTTTTTAGTGATTTTTCTAAAGATATATGATTTAAGTCAATTGAATTAATATTCATTAATAAATTGGAAGTTTTTTTTTAAAATAAAAAACCTTAGTGTATCTTAATGATAAACAATTTGACAAACAAATTATTTGATAAATTACTTGAAAATTTAAATACACCCGAAAATATTAATAAAATACAATTGACATTACTTGAACCAATTATTTCATATACTTATAATCGTATTTATCCCTATTTCATGTTAATTATAATAATCTTTATACTTACGTTTATATTAGTGCTTATAATATTAGGTATTTTATTGAAAAAAATATTATATTAAACATATAATGAGTCACTTATCTCAACTGTCAAATGATATAATAGAATGGGATTCCCAAAATGTTACAATTAAAAAACTTAATACTTATTTAAAAAACATAAAAGAAAAAAAACATACTCTTGAAGTATCTATATTAGAAACTATAAAACATAACAATTTAACACAAAAAAAACTTAAACTGGAAAACAATCATATTTTCTATAATACTACTTATACTATGCCGCCATTATCTAATAAATTATTAGAAACTGTATTAGATGAATTTATAGATAGTAAAGTTAAAGACCAAATATTAGATAAAATTAGAAAATTTAGAGAAAACAATAAAATAGAATCTGTAAATCTTAAAAAAAAATCTATTTATAGAAAAAAATCAAACAAAAGTAGAAAATCAACATAATTTGCGTAAAAACATTAGTAATAATATATAATTATATTCTAAATAATTAAATGGAATGTGCTTGGGGTAAAAAAACTAAATTCAATACAACTATAGAACATATAAAGAATGATACCAAAAAAAAAACACAAATTAAAAATGAAACTATAACAGAAGATACATTATATACAGCCAAAGAATTAATCTATTGGTCTTCTAAAAATAGTGGTAATGAATTAGTATTTGACAAATTGCTTGATGTACATGATGACGTCCAAACATTTTTGAATTCACATAATCTTAAAATAAAAACAGATAAAGAACTATTTTTAATGAAATTACTATTATTTGTTTATGATAATACTGCGTCTTAATATATATGTATTATTTATGTTGTATTTATAATGATTACTGCCGAACAACAAATTGATTTTTTTCTATCATATTATTCATATGATATTATCCAATTTTTTAATGAATTAAAATTAAAATATAAAAATAATGATATTCTTAATAAATGTGATAAAAATAGTACAAGCAATTTTATAGAATTACTTTTAGATAATGTCGAATTAAAAGATATGTATAGTTAACAAATACATTTATAGTTTTGCCAGATCACCATCATTTCAAGGACCATTTGGACCATTTGGACCATTTGGACCATTTGGACCATTTGGACCATTTAGACCATTTGGACCATTTGGACCATTTGGACCATTTAGACCATTTTGACCATTTGGACCATTTTCAACATAATTCCAGTGACATTTCTCATGATTTATACATTCAGGACCTCGTAAGTTAACACAAAATTTACGGTCGTTTTTGGTTGTGTTTATCGGATCACACGTACCATTATCATAAAACCCTTCATTTTTGGTTTGTTTAATGCAACATACAATTACTAAAATAAGAATTACAACCAATAATACACAATTAACCATTTCTAAATTAATACTTCCCTTAGCCATTTTATACTATTATACAATATAATAATTATAAACATTGAATCATTTTAATATTATTATTTTTAGATTTACAGCCATAATCTATTATTTTATTTGTCAAATGTTGAAATTTTTGTTTTAATTTTACATCTTTTATTTTACTTTCTAAATGATTTCTTAGAAGCAAACTTTCGTCTATATTTATTAGTTCTCTATCTAAATAACACATATTTTCAAATAAACTCGCATAAATAGTTATATATTTTGATTTTGTGTTAATTTCTTCAATTGTATTAAATAATTTATAAATATTAATATTCAGTAATGATGGAGATACAATATAGTCATAAATATAATTTTTATTTATTTCAATCAAAGTTTCCTTGTTAAACAATTTGTATAGATGGCACACATACATAAAATTTTTACTACTTTTTGAATCAGAAAATATAAGTATAATATTCCATAACTCAATTGGTAATTGTTCTAAAATAGTTGACATTATTTATAATTATTAATATATTTTTATATCAATTTTAATTTATAGGAGAATTTGTAAAATTCCTTACTTGTAAGGTTGGATTATAAAATGTTTCTTTAACACATTGTGTAACTAAATATATTATTACTAAAAATAAGATAATAACTAACAATACAAAATTAACTGCTTCTATATTGATCATATAATTATTAGTTAGAAAATATTTTAAAGACAACTAAATTATACTATAAAATGATGATAAGTCTAATATTTTTAGGATTTATGATCTATCTTCTTTTTAAAATAACAGACATTCAGAGAATTCCAAAACAATATAGTAATCGTTCTAAATATGATACCTCACATTATAAAAGAACATGTATTACACGTGATCGATATAATAAAAATAAATTACCAAATAATATTGATACAATTATTATTGGAAGTGGTATTGGTGGATTAGCATGTGGGGCATATTTATCTAAAGTTGGTAAAACAGTATTAGTATTAGAGCAACATTATGTGGCTGGAGGGTGTTGTCATGTATTTGAAGAAAAAGGTATAGAACATGAAACTGGTATACATTATATTGGTAACATTAATAAATGGAAATTAATGTTAGATTTAATAACAACTAATCCAATTGAATGGTGTAAAATGGGTGAAAAAAATGAAAATGTGTATGATGAAATACATATTGAAGATAAAACCTATTTATTTAAAGCTGGCGAATCTAATTTTATTAATGAATTATCAAAATCATTTTGTAATGAAAAACATAACATTATAAAATACGTTGAATTAGTTAAAAAGGTATCTAGTTTAAATTTGTTTTTTAATACAAAAATTATTAAAAGCAAATGGATAAGATATCTAGTTGATATTTACTTAAAATATTGGGATAATGACTATTATACTTATATTAATAGGAGTACTTATGATGTTATAAGTGAAATAACTAACAATGAAGAACTTATAAGAGTATTATGTGGTCAATTTGGTGATTATGGCATTACTCCGAAAAAAAGCAATTTTTTTCTTCATGCTAGTATTTCTAATCATTATCTTAATGGTGGGTATTTTCCAAAAGGTGGACCAAGTGAAATTACTAAAAATATTATTCCAACAATTGAAGAACATGGTGGGCGTGTATTAGTTGGAAAAAAGGTTGAAAATTTGATAATAGAAAACAATACCGTAAAAGGTGTTATTATGGAAAATGGAGACAAGATATATTCTAAAAATATAGTAAGTGCTATTGGATTAAATTCAACATTAAATTCATTGATACCTTCAGAACTATTAGAATCAAAAAATATAAAAAAATATACTAAATTAAATAATAAAATCGGAAACTCTGTTGGATTTATATATTGCTTTATTAACCTAGATGGAACGTCTGAGGAACTTGAACTTAGAGATTCTAATTTATGGATTTATCCAAATAAAGACTATGAATCGCTAATAACCGAATTTGAAAAAGATATAACAAAAAATCCAATGCCAATGTTTATTTCTAGTTCTTCGGCAAAAGACAAGAGTTGGAAAAATAGATATCCTGGAAAAAGTAATGCTATTGTTCTTTGTATGGCAAAAAAGGAATGGTTTTCTAGTTGGGAACATGAGTCGTGTACAAAACGAGATTTAGAATACAAAGAACTAAAGGAAGTCTTAGCACAACGCATGTTAAACGAAGGATTATACAAATATTATCCAAAAACAAAAGGTAAAGTCACACATTATGAAATGGCAACACCATTAACAAATAATCATTATTTAGGATGTTTAGATGGTGAAGGCTATGGTTTAGAATCAAATACATTGCGCTATTCAAATATGGATTTGATACGACCAATAACTTCTATTAATAATTTTTATTTAACTGGACAAGATGTATGTATGCTAGGATTTACTGGAGCATTAATGGGTGGTGTTCTAACAGCACATAGCATATTAGGATATGGAACCCTGCGCGATTTAATATTTAATCGGAATTTAATAAACGATTTAAATGAAAATTAAGGAATACAAATCTATTTTTTTAGGATATAATTTGTATATTCCTATTCCAACTAATACACCAATTGTATTTATAATAGTATCTTCAATTATTTTACTATCTATAAATGGTGATATATTATTCAATCCAAATTCTATACATTCAAATATTATTCCAATCAATATAATATATATCCAATAATTTGGAGCACAATATCCTAACACAATATAATGGAAAAAATGACTAATACACCATCCATTACAATTCAAAAATCTATTTATTCTTAAAAAATCTATATCTTTATTTGTAAATTCTCTATATATTACTATACTTATCCAATATATTAACCCAATTCCATACACTATTATTATATTTCGTATTTCTCTATTAAGTTTCATTAATAATTAAAAATATTATTTTATACATTGTATCGAAAAACAACTTACCAAATCAAATATTACACATACTGGCAAAAATCCATAATAACAATCTATACAACATCGATTTTGTGGACCACAATAATGGTTGACTTCTTCTATATCAATTGGTTCAATACATCGTTCATGGCCTTTTTTATAACAATGTGATGTTAAAGGGAATATATCGCATTTTTCAAACATTGTGGAAAGTGTTTACATTATTTTTTGTTATTTACATATATTCAATTTTAATTGTATAGTTTAATTATAATGGAAAAAAAATTAAAACTATATGATATCTATTTTATAGGATTAGGCTATATTGTTGGTGCTGGTATATATTCATTATTATATTTAACGACAAAACATGGTAAAAATTATACATGGCTGTCCTTTTTAATTGGTGGTATTATCAGTATATTTACAGCATTAAGTTATTCAGATCTAAGCAATCATTTTGACTCATCATCATCTGAATATGACTATATTACAATTGGTTTAACTAATAATAGATTCAAAAAAGTAATAGCATATGGATTAATAGGTATTGGCATATTGATGTTAGTAACATTGTGTTTGGCTTTTTCTAACATATTGAACAAATTATTCAAACATGTATCATACAACTTAATATTAATTAGTATTATTTTAATACCCACTATTATCAATATTTATGATGTTAAAACAACTAGCAATGTAAATATAGGAATTTCAATATTAGAAACTGGTACTTTGATCCTATTAATTTTATTATGCTTTTTTGGAAATTATGACAATAAACTAACAAATATTACCAAAAATAAATCGAAAGATATATCCTGGGATGGTGTTATCTATGGCGCGTTTATATCTATTTTTGCGTATGCTGGATTCGAAACCATTCCAAAATTAGCAGATGATACAATTAAATCTAAACAAAATATTTCTAAAGGAATGATATATTCATTAGTGAGTGTTATTGTTCTCTATATAGGGGTTTCTTTATCAGTCAATAAATTACTTGGATACAATAAAGCAGGAACTATTATTAATCCAATTACGGAAGCATATAATGTTTTACTTGGTAGTAAAAGTACTAAAGTAATTAATGTAATAACATTGTTCTCAATATTTAACACAATTTTACTAACTATTTTATTTAGTAGTAGACAAATATATGGTATTTCTAAGAAAAATGTATTACCAACTATATTCAAAACAGTTAACAAAAAAACTAATACCCCTATATATAGTATTTTAGTCGTATCTGTAATAGCATATTTGTTATGCTTATTTACCACTATAAATGTATCAACACACCTTTCAAACACTATATTACTCATATTATTTGTATTAATAAATTTAGCATCAATTGTAATGGCATATAAAGGAAAAATTAGTGTAAATGGATTTCATTTTTCGAAAGATAAAAATAAAAAATCAGGAACCCTATCCTATTATTCTATTATTGGATTTTGTGTTTCATTAGGATTATTATTGAAATCGTTGAGAATTATTTAATAAAATATTTAGTAATTATATATGAATCGGAATATATCGCAAAAAAAAATATATTCATATAAAGACAAATCTAAAAAAAAGAAAAAAATAATTAAGAATGAAATGATAGGTGGATCAGAAGCAGGTAAAAAAGCACCAGGAAAAGCAGTACCAACAGCTAAAAAAGCACCAGGGGCTGATGCAGCACCAACAGAAGCAGAAGTAGAAGCTAAAAAAGCAGAACCCTTGTGTAAAATTGGTAAAATTGGG